GAACTATCTGGAGGAGGACGGGGAGGTCACCGGAGATGTTTCTGAGCCCCAGACGATGTCCGCCTCCGCCGTCAAGAAGCTCCGCCCCGGCTTCCTCGCCAGCATCATGAAGTGGCTCCGCAAGCTCGAACGCTTTCTGAGGAGCGAATCCAGTGACTGAGCAGACCATCGCCCACGAGACCGTCCGGTTCCACTTCGACAGCCTGTTGGGAGCCACCCGGGGACTGATCGCTGTACTGGTTGACGCCGCCACATCTGAGCGTGAGTACCGCTTCACCGGGCTCTCCCCGGCGTCCATTCTGAGGTCCGGATTGGTGCTCGAAGGGGACGTGGCCGATCTTCTACAGAGCATCGAAAGCATCAAGGGCTGTACCCGAAGCGACGGGTGAACTACTCAGAACGGACGGCAGGACAATAGTGCTCCTCCAGCTCAGCAACATCAGTGATCCCGAGGTAGTCGAGCTGGCCAACAACCTGCTCCTCCTCAGCAAGGGAGACAGGCACGTCCGGACCCCCGAGGGTTCCCGCAAGTACGGCCTGCCCATTGGTGCACTGATCACGCTCGACGCCATCGCTCGCGCGGACAAGCGCTTCCCCAACACCCCCGTCCCCGAGGATCGCGCGGCAGCAGCGGGCGGCTCCGGTGGTGGAGACGGTCCCAAGGGCCCCAAGGGTCCGAAGGGTCCCAAGACCCCGGACAAGCCTGAGCCGCCCAAGACCCCCCGGGCGAAGAAGACCGCTGAAGAGATCAAGCAGGTCATCGCCGACTCCCCCGACCTCGACGTCAAGACCGCCCAGTTCACGAAGCTGGAAGGCGACCACACCGTCATGGTGGGGGAACACCCGCACCGGCTGCCTGCCGGGTCCAAGGTGTTCCGGCTCAACGGCGACAAGTCCGTGGCCATCGCGCGCACCCCCGACCACAACCTCTACCTGCTCACCCCCAAGGGCCGCGCGCTGGACCTGCGGGACCGCAACACCGAGAACCAGCTCAACGAGCGTCTCGACAACATGCAGGCCAACGACCCCGACTTCACCATGGAGACCCTCGGCGTCGACCCGACTGACCCCACCGCCAACAGTGCGGACGTCAACGTTCCTGCCGGTGCCCCGGGCCCGGACGGCACCCCCGCGCCGGACGTCAATCTGGAGGAGATGGCCTCCCGCCTCGACAAGATGTCGGCGGAGTCCACCGACCCGGAGCAGGCCAAGCAGTACAAGGAGCTGGCCACCCAGATGCGCGCCGGGAACGGCCCGCAGCGGCTCGCCCTGCCCGACAAGAACTCCAAGGACAAGACCAAGACTTCCCCCGATGGCACGCCGGACGCAGCCCCAGACCCCGGCCCCCGGCGTGCCATCCCCCCGAAGCCGGTACCCACCCGGAAGCGCCGGGAGGTCGCCCCGAAGGATGCTCCGCCGCAGGACCCGGCCACGATGGACGACAACCACCTGAAGGCCGTCCACGAGGACCTCAGCGCGGCCAAGGACATCCACCCGACCAACAAGGAGCTGGCCGACCGGCACGCCGCAATCACCGCTGAGAAGGACAAGCGCGCGACAGCCAAGGAGCTGGACAAGGCCAAGTCGAAGCTCAACGGCGCGGAGGCAGCTTCCCCGGCTTCCGAACCGAAGGGTCGCTCCGACGGCAAGATCGGGCACAACGCCGTTCCGGACGCCAACCGGGACAAGGCGATCACTGCCGACGTCGCAGCCAACGGCATCGACGGAGAGAAGAAGAGCCCGAAGCAGGACAAGCTCCCTCTCAAGCCGGACGCTCCCGCCGAGCCCCAGCCAGCCCCCACGATGTCGACCGAGGCCTTCGGCGACCGCAGGCTCAGCGCCGCCGACATGCGCGCGCAGGGCATCACTGCCGGGGAGGGCAAGTTCTCCACCCCGGTCACCAACCGCAAGGACGTCCTGAACGCCCGGGTGGGCGACAAGTTCCTCACCAAGAACCGGTACAGCGGTGGCCTGTGGGGCATGGAGGCCGACGGCCAGATCCACCTGCTCTCCGACGACGGTGACCACACCGAGATCTCCATGTCCCCCACGGAGTTCGCCGACCTGATGGAGCCGCACCCGCTGTACGGGACCACGGACTTCTACGCTTTTTCTGGAAACAGGAACAACCAGAACGCACACCCGACGTCCAAGCCCGGCGACAAGGTCAACGCCCCGTGGGTCGAGCAGGCTGCGGTCGGCTCCGTCGCACAGGACGGCACCGGGATCGTCGGCAAGAAGAACGCCGATGGCACCTACGACACCCCCATCGGCAAGGTCACGCAGGACTTCTACCTGCCCAGCGACGTCGCCGGGGATGACTCGGTCGTCGTCCGCAACGGCCCGGACCCGGATCAGAAGCCCGTCGGAGCCACCGTCCAGCTGGCCACCACCAACGACCTCGCGGACGTCCCGCAGGGTGACGCCATCGTGCTCGGTGATGGGGAAGTCTCCATCGAGCGCAGGTCCGACGGCACCTACGAGGCCGACCTCAACGGCCTGCGGATCCCGATGTCGGAAGACAACGTCGGGCACTACATCGAGAACGGTGACCAGCCCGCGTGGCACGTCCCCAATCAGGACATCTCGGGCACCCCCTCGAAGGACAGCTGGAACGAGGGCGACCGGCTCGCGCGCATCGACGATGTGAACGCACAGGAGCCCGGCACCGAGATCCACCTCGCTGGGGATGACGGCACCGACCACACCTACACGGTCATGCCTGACGAGCAGGTCATGAACAACGACGATCACACGGTCGTCCCCAACAGCGTCCTGAAGCCTGCCCTCGTCAACGGGAAGGTGACCGTCGGCAAGCAGCACGTCGAAGGCGACCCCGTACCGACGGTGCCCGAGCGCCACATCGAGAACGTCAGCGACTACGTCCCCGGCGACAAGATTCAGGAGTACGCCCACCTCCGGGAGATGCGCCCCGGCCAGCAGGTCACCATCTACGTGAAGTCGTCCAAGAACGGTGGCCGGTCCCTGCCGGTCGTCCTGACCCGCACTGACGACACGCAGGACAACTCCGGCTTCATGTTCCTCGTGGGACGCCGTGGCGCGGGCTACAACTCCTTCGGCGAGAACAACGCCGCCATCTTCTCAGCCATCAACGACGGTCGTCTGCACTTCGGGGACATCACCAACCTGCCCGGCTCCCGCCCGCACGACATGATCGACACCAACTGGGACACTACCCCCAACATCGATCTGTACGAGGGCGGCCCCAAGGTCTCCCAGAAGGACCTGTGGGACTTCATCAACGCGCAGGTCTACTCCCGCTCGATGCAGTCCTCGTACTACAACGTCGACCTGCTGCCCCCGGGCTCGATCTTCCGTTCGCAGGAGGTACGCAACCACCTCTCCGAGCTGGCGATCAAGAAGTACAGCACCTACGGCCCGGACGGCAGGATCCTCGTCCCAGCGCGGCACAAGCCCGCCATGATCCGCTTCGCCGCCGAGAAGCTCGGGTTCGAGTACACCGAGCCGGGCGCAGTCATCATCCCCGACAACGTGACCATGGCTGACTTCCACCAGCGGGTCACGGTCGGGCGCTACGTCAACGGCGTCTCCCCGAGCGCCGAGCGGGTCAACATGGGCCCGGAGCAGATGGACGTGACGCTGGCCGACCTCAAGGTTGCCCGCTCGATCATCTCCAACATGCTGACCTCCAATCAGGAGAAGGCACTGGCTCGCCAGCTCGGCCTCTCGCCCCGGGACAGCACCCCGGACAAGATCCTGAAGCGGGTCATGGCCATGCGCGGATCGCCGTTGCAGGACATGAACGTCTCCCTCGGCGTCGCCGCCTACTTCGGCATGAAGCGGGACCGCGACGGCATCCGTCAGGGCAACATCACCGCCGCCCGCCAGCACGACAAGACCCGCAACAAGAAGCTCTTCCTCCAGATGATTCAGGAGCAGGCGGAAGGTCGGCCCCCGGGCTACTACGGCATCCCCGAGGAAGAGTCGTGGCAGCGCGAGGACGCCCACGGCATCGCCAGCGGACCTGTTTTCAGAAACCACTCGGTGCTCCAGAGGCCTGCCCTCAACAGCGACAACGACCCGACGGCCAAGCCCCGCTGGGACACCCCGCAGGGATCGGCAGACGCTCCTGCTGCTCCGACCACCCCGGACATCCCGGAAATCCCGGCCACGCCAGCAGCTCCTGAGGCTCCTGCTGCTCGGGACCTCACCGGGTGGGCTCCTTCCAACCTCTCCGCTTCTGAGCACAACGGGCGAGCCCGGTTCACCATCACGTCCTTGGCCTTGATCGACAGGGCTCGGGACCGTCAGGTGCGGGTCACCTACGACAACCCTGACAGTGGGGACGCCAGTTCCGACCGGACGCTGAGGTACAGCTCCGGAGGACGGATGTTCGTCGACATCAATACCGGAGACGCCTTCGATCAGAGTGAGGTCGCTTCGTGGGCGACCTTGCATGGCTACGAGTTCTACCTGCCCGACGGCAACGCTCCCGCCACGCCGGACACCACTCCTGCTCCGGAGGCAGCCGCCCCCAACGCACCGGCAGCGGCTACCCCGCCTCCTCCGGACTACAACTTCGACACCGGTCAGATCACCCCGGCACCCGAGCCGTCCCAGACGAACGGCTCTGTCGAGCCCGCAGACCGTGGTGGCGCGGACACCCCGAGGGAGCCTGCTACCCCCATCGACGTCCCCTCGCTGGTCAACCAGCCCATCGGGACCCGGGTCAGGGTCAACGGGTCGGTCGGCATTGATGACCGCTTCATGATGGCCACCATCGACAGGGACGTCCACGGCAACCGGGTCATCCGGATGGCCTCCGGTCGGGAGTGGCCGCTGACCGAGGAGCGGATGAACACCGCTGTCGGCGGAGGCAACACCTTCGAGGTCGTGCACGGCATGAACGGCACGGACTCGGTCAGTGTCGACGAGATGCTCAACGCACCCCTCGGGTCGGTCTTCGAGTACAAGTACCCGAACGGCCAGATCGTCCGGCTCACCGTCACCTCCGATGGACTGGAGCTGACCGACGGCACCATCTGGACTCGCTCCCGCAGGGGCATCTTCTCGCTGGCCTCCACGGGCTCCTTCCACCGTGATCCCATGCCTGCCGCCCCGGCTACGCCGGACGTTCCTGACGTCCCCGAGGCGGGCCTGACGCGCGCCACGACCGCCGAGCAGCTGATCAACCTGCCCGAGGGTGCCCACGTCCGGGTGACCAACCGGAGCGGCGATACCTTCGACACCGCGGCAGGCTTCAACGAGTTCGGAGACCCCACGCTGCGGACGGAGAGCGGCGGCGGCTTCCACCGGAGCGAGTCCTTCTTCAGCAGCTACATGTCCTCCGGCTACACCTTCGACATCAACGACGCGACGGCAGCTCCCTCGGATCCCCGGTTCACTCCGGGAGGCACCTTCAACGGCACAGACATCCGGGAAGCCCCGGTGGGCTCCCACATCCGTGGGTCCTCCGGCACCGAGTGGGTCGTGACCGGGTCGGGCATCTCCGACATCAGCGGGTCCACCAACTGGCCCTTCAGCACCGTCGCGTCGCACAACGCCACGTTCACCTACATGGGCGACCACGCCCCGGTGACGCGGTCCTCCGTGGGCTCCGGTGTGGGCATGACCCGGGGCTCCAGCGTGGACGCCCGCAACCTCTTGCAGGTCCCCGACGACCACTGGGTCCAGTGGGGCACCGGAGGCTACTGGCGGCGTCGTGGCAGCGTGCTGGTCTCCCGCAGTGGGGGCTCGGTACGCCGGATCCGCAACATCGACCGGAGCACCGCCTTCACCTACGCAGGGGAGAGCCTCAATGGCGCTACTCCGGCACGGGCTCCTCGTGGAGTCACCATCGACCGGCCAAGCGCCGGATCGTGGACTCCGGTCAGTGCTGAGGTCATCAACCGCTACGACGCGCCGAAGCCGGAACTCAGCTCGGTCGGGTTTGATGAAACGAACACCACGCCCATGCAGGACTACCTCTACACCGCTGAGGGCGAGGCCGATCTCAAGGCTGGCATCGAGCACGCCCTGCGCGAGGCTGGGGTCACCCGCTTCTCTGTCTCGGTCAGTGGGACCAGCTACGGCTTCAACATCAGCTACACCACCCCGAAGGGCACCACCCGCCTCAACCGCTCCTTCCGGAGCAATGGCACCCGGGTGGAGAACGGCGAAGCGCACTCCGACGGTGGCTACATGGCCGAGACGCAGGACCACCTGTTCGCCTTCTACAGGCAGCACGGGATCGAGGAGGTCGAAGTTCACGGCCTGTCTGGCTCCGGATGGAACGGTGGCCACACGTGGATCCGTCGCGGCTTCAGGCCCGACCCGAACCACGAGAGCCAGAACCAGCAGGCGTTCGCAGGGCACCTCCAGAACCTCGACAGGGTCATCGCGGAGATCAACTCCGGCGCTCTCCCGCACTACAACGAGTTCTTGGAGCAGGCGAAGGACCTCCGCACACGGATGGCCAAGCTGATGTCCGATTGGCTGCGTCTCCCGGAGTCCCAGCGCAACGGCAGTCTGTACGAGTTGCAGCGCGAGCTGAGCTACTTGGGCGAGGTTCGCGACGCCAATGGGAAGACTCGTCAGCACCCGCCGTCGATTGGGTGGAGACTGTTGGGGAACACTTCTCGTGGAGCCACCCACCACGGCTTCTGGTACTACGGCATCCACGACCTCAACCACTACTTCACGAACGGGAGGAGCACACGTGCCTGACACGGCTCCGATGACTCTGGACTACCTGCTGGCCTACGCCAAGTCGCTGGACGAGGGGAAGCCCTTCGAGTTCGCGGCTACCACCGACTGGCCCGACGACATCGCGTCGATCCTCGGTCAGGTGCAGGATGCCCGGCCCCTCGACAAGGCCACTGAGAAGGCCCTGAAGGACGCCTACGCCGAGTGGGAGGCCGACGGCTACCCCACTCCGGTCGTGGACTACGACGACGACGAGTACCTGACGGAGGGCTCGGAGCCCGGGGGTCCCCAGCCGGTGGAGGATGCCGGACTCTTCGGGGACACTGACTTCGAGCCGACCAAGCCCGCCGACCCTTCGCAGTCAGATGCAGCTCCGGCTCCTGAGGCCACCCCAGCTCCCGTGGAGGGCACACCTCCTGTGGCCTGAGGCCGATCTTCTCAGGCATGGATGAGTTCGTAGTCGTACCCGGCCCGCGAGGCTCTCGCTTCGTCGAGCTGGCGCGGTCCAGCTCCGGGCGTGTTTTCCGAAAGCAGATCCTCCACTACGGCGAGCTGAAGTACCCGGGCGTCAAGGGTGGCTCCGTCAAGGTCGACGAGAAGTTCGCTGACGTCCTCATCGCCAACTTCGCCGCAGGCGTGGCCGACATCGTTCAGGTCCCCAAGGTGGGGGACAACAACGAGCACACCGAGGATCCCGACCGCAACATCGGCGAGGTCATCAAGGTCCTGAAGCAGGCCGACGGGGTCTACGTCGACATCGACGTCCGCACCGACGACGCCGACAAGATGGGCAAGACCCTCCTCGGGGCCTCCGCCATGCTCCACCTCGACTACATGGACACCACCAGCGGTTCTCGCGTGGGTCCGACCCTCCTGCACACAGCCATCACCAACCGTCCCTACGTGACCAACCTCCACGGTTTCGAGGAAGTGATCGCGGCCTCACGTGGTGGGGCCGATCTTGATAGGCAGGTGCTGGTCCTTACTCCGGCAGACAACGAGGAGAACTTCATGACTCTGGAAGAGACGCTCGCCGCTCTCAAGGCTGACCACGGCATCGACGTGACCGCCCTTCAGGCGCTGGCAGCGACGGCGGAAGCGTCTGTCGCCCTGAGCAACAAGATTCAGGAGGAGCTGGTTGGTACCGGCCTCCTGACCCTGAGCAACACCGACGAGACGGTCTCTGCTGAGGTCCTCATCGGCGCTGTCGCCGAAGCGGGCAACAAGATCGTCGCCCTGACCGCCAAGGTCGACACCCTGATCGAGAGCGGTGCAAAGGCCGCTGCCGAGGCAGAGGTCGAGAAGCTGGTCCTCTCCGGCCACATCCTCCCGAAGAACAAGGAGGCCATGGTCGAGCTGAAGCTCTCCAACGCCGAGCTGTTCGACAAGATCGTCCCCGAGAACCCCATCGTCAAGCTCTCCGCAGAGGGTGGCGCAGAGGTCATCGACGACGCACACGACAAGACGGTGGAGGACGAGATCGCTCGCCTCAGCGCCGTTGCCGACAGCCAGACCGCCGCGTACGTGCGCTCGTAGTACTCAGCAGACCCGACCAGAACTCTCAGAAGGAGAACACCAGAAATGACCACCGAATACTACGGCAACTCGATCCCGGGTCCCGGCTACGTCAGCTCCGACACCACCGTCGATGACGAGCTGCTCTACTCGACCGTCGCCTACACCCAGAAGGGCGTCACCCTCAAGCCGGGGCAGGGCGTCCTCAAGCTCGGCACCTTCATCAAGCAGGACCCGGGCACCAAGATGTACGTGGCCACGACCACGGCACCCGAGGGCGTTCTCCGCAAGAGCGTCAACACCGGCTCCGATGCCAACGGCCAGCGCTGGGCAGCCAACATCGTCCTCATGGGCATGTTGAAGCTCGACAAGGTCTCCGCCGCCAACTCCGGGGTCACCCTGACCTCGGTGCTCGGCGCACAGGTCAACACGGTGCTGGGCTTCTTCAAGTTCTGAGCACTACCTCCCGGTCGGGATTCTGAGGTGATGGAGGGGGCTTCCCCCTCCTGATCCTGAGTAGCTCGAAAGGCCAACTCAACACCAGATCAGGCAAGTGACCGGTAGCCAATCCGGGCCGCAGATCGGGCACCTAAGCCGGTGTCGCTGACTTCCCAGAAACTACTCTGGCGCGACGAAAGGACAACTTCAGTGCCCGAGATCTCCCTGCTCCAGCCCACGGTTCTTCGTGGTGTGGTCGAGCGCTTCACGGCTCCCGAGTCGCTGGAGATGCTCAGCCGCGTCCCGCAGACCCCCCACCCCTTCCCCTCCGTGCAGTGGGAAGTCATCCGGGGCTCCCGCGCCATCGCCCGCCCGAACATCCCGAACTCCGAAGCACACATCGTGCCCCGGCTCGGTCGTTCGCAGCAGAGCGCGGCGTTCGTCTACCTTCGCGAGAAGAAGGTCTTCGAGCCCACCACGCTGCACTGGCTGCGTCAGGCCGCGAACTCCATCAGCGACCTGAGCAAGACCCGCGCCGAGGAGTCGGTGCTGCGTGAGGTCAAGGACCTCAACCAGCGCTTCGACAACTTCGCCGAGTTCCTGATCTGGCAGGCCCTCACCGGCACGCTGACCCTCGACTACCCGGACGTTCAGGCGACCGTCGACTACAAGTTCCTGCCGTCGCACAAGGCGTCGGTCGCGGGCTCGTGGGCCACGGCCACCCCGGGTGCCATCGTCGAGGACATCCGCGCCCTCAAGCGGCTCATCACCCGCGACGGTCGGGTCCCGGCAGTCGAGGCGTACGCCACCGAGGTCACGATGGCGCACATCTTCAACGCCTTCGCCAACGTCGGCGCAGCTTCCCCCGGCACTGCCGGTGGCATCCTGCTCTCCGACCGGATGAAGGACCAGTACTACCAGACCGGCATCCTGCCGGGCTTCATGGGCCTCAGCTGGAAGCCGCAGGAGGCAGTGTTCGATGCTGTCGGCGCGGCCTACACCTCCAACCCGACCATCCCGTCCGCCGAGCAGCGCTTCTTCGCTGACGACGCCCTGCTGATCGGCAACTTCACGGAGAACCGCCCCATCGAGCTGTTCGTCGGCCCCACCGCTGACGACGAGGCTCCGGACGGCTACACCGGCAAGTTCGCCAAGACGTGGAAGGACAAGGACCCGTCGGCTCGGCAGTACCTGCTGGAGTGGAACATCCTGCCGGTCATCACCCGGCCCGAGCAGTTCGTGTACGTCGCGGACGTCACCCCGGCCTGATCGCTCCAACCCCAAGGAGGGCTCCCACTTCGGTGGGGGCCCTTCCCCTGTCTAGGCCGATCTTCAGTAGTGACGAGAGGAGGAGTGATGTTCGTACTGGACCTGAAGCCCGTGCGAGGAGACACCTTCTCCAAGACCATCCGGCTCAAGGACAAGACCACTGGGGAGCCTCTCGACCTGTCCCAGTGGTCGTGGCTCGCACAGGCCCGCAAGGACGCCGACGCCGACACCGTCATGGCCACCATCACCGTCGACACCACCCGGGCCGCGCAGGGCATCCTCACTCTCTCGATCCCTTCTGCAACCACCGAGACCATGAGCGCCGGGGTCTGGGATTTGCAAGGCACCAACATGGACGACGGGCGGGTGAAGACCTTCGGGAAGGGCACGACCGCCGTCCAGAAGGATGTGTCCCGCTCGACCTACTAGGGGGTGTGTCGTGGACGAGGTATTTCTCGAAATAGCTGCCAGTGACGACCCCATCGTTGAAATCTTCGTGGACACCACTGAGGTCGTGGAGGTCTTCGAGGACTCCTTCGGCCCACAGGGATCCGAAGGACCAGAAGGCCCCGTAGGACCTTCAGATACCACTACGGCACTTGCTTTGGTCGATCACATAGAGAGCACGGACCCACATCCGAACGTGGTGTCCACCACCGCATTCGAGGATTGGCTCGACGCCATGACTCCCGGGATCTGAAGGAGAAGGAACGATGGCTGTAGAGTTCACGACCAAGGCCCAGCTCGACGCGCTCAACGCGAAGATCGCAGCCAAGCTGAACACCCTCGCGAGCAGGATCGGTTCCCTGACCTCGCTGACCACGACCGCCAAGGGCTCGCTGGTTGCGGCCATCAACGAGCTTCAAGGTCTGCTCGCCTCCGCAGCCCTGATCAACGACGCAGCGGCCAACACCACCACGGCGTGGTCGGGCTCCAAGGTCACCTCCGCACTGGCGGCACTGAAGACCGAGATCCTCGGGGGCGCAGGTGGGGCCTACGACACCCTGAAGGAGCTTCAGGACCTCATCACGGCTGACGCCTCCGGGATGACTGCGCTGACCACCGCCATCGGCAATCGGCTCCAGTTCGACACCACCCAGACGCTGACCGGTCCCCAGCAGACCCAGCTGCTTGCCAACGCGGGCATCACCGTGTCCGTCACTGACCTCGCCGCCGCCCTCGAAGCAGCCACCACAGGCATCTGATGGCCGTCGAGTTCGTCACCCTGAGCCAGCTCTCCAGCCTCATCTCCAAGGCTGCGGAGAAGCTGAACGCGCTCAACGCCAAGATCCATGGGGTCCCGGTGGGTGGCACGACTGGTCAGGTGCTGGAGAAGACCTCAGGCACGGACTACGCGGTCTCATGGGCTGACCCTACGGGGGGCGTAGGAGGCAGTTTCGGAACACTCGTGTACCGGGGCACCTACGACATCGGCACGGAGTACACCACAGGGGATGTCGTCAACCACGCCCCGGTTGAGTTTCAGGATTCCTACCTGTTTGTGATGACGGGTACCGGGACGGGCTACGTGCCCTCGATGGAAGCCAACTCCGCCAGTGCTCTCTGGGTGCTGCTCACCGCAGGAAAAACCGCCGCCTCTCTCGAAGCACAGACCCTCATGGGGCCTGAAGAGAACTCGGTCCTGCTGTACGGGGGTGGAGGTATTGGCTGGGTGCCCGGGTTCGTCACCGTGGACAACACCGGCTGGAATGCGAACAACGCCTACAGCATCGGGAAGGTGGTCCGGTACTCCGTCGGAGCCACAGACTTCTGGTACTGCACGAGTGCTGTCGCATCATCAGTGCCCGGGAACCTTCCCCCAGATCAGGACTACGTTAGCTGGACAGCGTTCTCCACGGCCTCCCATCCGATCCCAATAGCTGGGGGGACAGGGCAGGTGTTGACCAAGAACAGCGACGGAGACTTCGACATCATCTGGGCCGATGCTCCAGCCGCTGGATTGACCGCCCCGCAGGTTGCGGCGCGCATGTGGATAGGGGTGTAGTTCCGTGATCATTCTCTCTGCGACCGACCAGCTGCTGGAGTTGGTGACCAGCTCGACGGCCACCCTCGACGTGGTGGTCACCTACGCGGACCTCACCGACACCGGAGCCCTCCCGGGCTCTCACGAGATCGCCATCAACACCGCCACCACCACCACCATCTGTGACGCCCCGGATGTCTCCACCACACGAGCCATCAAGTGGATCTCGATCAGCAACAAGCACGCCACCACTGCGAGTTCGGTCACCATCCGCAAGAAGGTCGGAGCGACCTCCTACGACATCGAGAACACCCTCCTCGCTGCCGGTGAGCGCATGGCGTTCATGGACGGTGTCGGCGTCTCCCACTCGAACTCGGCAGGCATTCCTCTCTCCGCAGGTGGCTTGGGCAACGCCGACGTCCAGATCTTCACCGTGGGTGGAACGTGGACCATGCCGACCTCCTTCACCCCCAAGGTCGTGATCGTGGAGGCCATCGGCGGCGGTGGTGGCGGTGGTGCAGGAGCTTCTCTGGCCACTGCGGTCGTTGCCAAGGGTGGCGGCGGCGGAGGAGGAGGATGTTGCGTCCACAGGGTCATGGCTGCCTCTGAGCTTTCCTCCACTGTGGCTGTTGGGCTCGGCACCGCAGGCACTGCTGGAGCCCGTGGTGCAGCTGGTGCAGCTGGTGGTAACGGAGGCGCTGGCGGCAACACGACCTTCGGGTCCTACGTGACCGCATACGGCGGCGGGGGTGGCAACGGTGGAGCGATCACGGCTGTCGTCACAGGTGGCGGCGGTGGGGGTGGTGCAGGCGGTCAGGGCAGCGTCGGGTCTACCTCGGGAGGGTCCGGAGGTGTTCCCACGGCAGGCACCAACGGCGCAGGCGGCGCAGGAGTTACGGGCACCGCAGCTGTGGCAACCACAGCCAACGCAGAGTTCGGAGGTGCCGGAGGCGCAGGCATCGCGGCCACCCCGGTGGCCAGCAGCCACGGAGGGTCTTCCCTGAAGGGCGGATCCGGGGGTGGCGCAGGAGGATCCCACTCGGCCACGACCACCAACATCGCCGGAGGCAACGGAGGGAAGTCCGGGACGTACACGGCAGGCAACGGTGGCGCTGTCGGCACGGACTCGACCACAGGGTCTGCTGGAGCCGGAACCGCTGGAGCTGCTGCCAACACCATGCAGGGTGGGTGCGGGGGTGGTGGCGGTGGCGTCACCCAGTTCGCAAGCGCTGCTGGAGGTAACGGCGGCAATGGTGGGCTCGGTGGTGGAGGTGGGGGCGGTGGCGGCGTCGGGATGAACCCGGGCCTCGGAGGCAACGGTGGAGCCGGGGGAACGGGCTACATGGTGGTCTACACCTACTGAGTCGCTGTGTGCGCCAAGGTAGGGACTCCGGTACCATTGTCCCAAGCGGTTACAGGCCGATCTTCAATAGAGACCCCGGGAGGGCAACAACAATGGCTGACCCCAAGAAGCCAACGGACGCACTGGTGGACAACTTCGACGACCTGCTCGACCTCACAGCCGACGACACGCCGGTCACTGAGGCACCGGCAGACACGGCTCCCGAGGACCCGGAAGAGGCCCGCATCCGCGAGCTGGAGGCCATGCTCTCCGCCCCGATGCCTTCCTTCGACGTCGTGGAAGAGCCGGTCGAGCTGACCGCAGCTCAGCTCCGGATCAAGGAGCTTGAGGACAAGATGGCCAAGCGCAACGCCATCATCGCTGAGAACTCCCCGACCCAGTACGCCAAGGCCGGGGACGGCGAGAAGTTCGTGATCCACTTCGTCTACGACGGCTTCGTGGCCTTCGGCGAGAACTGGTACCGGGGTCAGGAGCTGGAGTTCGAGATCGGCGGCGACGCCTTCAAGCGCACGCAGGACCGCACCGGCAAGTCGTGGCTCGATCTCGCCAACGACCCCAACGCCCAGATCCGCCGCTGGGGCAAGCACTACTTCAGCCCGGGGCCGTTCGTGGCCTTCCCCGGCGAGACGTTCGATGACGACATGGTCGCTCAGGATGCTCGGCGTGGCCGGGCAGTCCCGCTGCCGCGAGCCTGACAGAAGGGAACCTGAGGGATGGCATACAAGACCTACGACCGGGAGATGATCGCGGCGTTCACAGGCAGGCCCGCAGCCTCATTTCCTGAAACGTTCATCGCCTCCTCCGCCATCCCTCAGGCCATGCTGCTGTTCAAGATCGGGACCTGCATCTTCGACCCCGAGCTGCTGACGGCTGACCAGCAGCAGCTGGTTGACTTCGCGATCATCTCCATGGCCGACGCCATCCACCTCTCCGCTCCGTATCAGGCTGCCAAGGCCTCCCCGTTCAACTCCGAGTCCATCGGCTCCTACTCCTACTCGAAGGTGGCTCAGGCTGCCCAGAAGGGGCTGGAGACCGGCATCATGTGGTTCGACATGGCCGTCGGCCAGCTGTCGGTCTGTGACCGCGCGAGCGGGGACTTCCAGCGGGGCGGCATCGAGATGTTCGAGCACGACGGCACCTTCATCGCCGGACACCTTTCCGGAAACGTGGAGTACCTGTCCCCCGTGGACCGCCGCCTCTCGACCACCTTCGGCTGGGACCCCAACGCCTTGGTGATCGTCGAAGGGGTGTGACGACGTGGAGCACCTGTTCAACTCCGCAGTGCGGGTCGAGCGACTCACGCTGACCGTTGACGACGGTGTCGCCACCATGGCCTACTCGCAGGCCACCGACCCGGACCCGGCGATCAACGACGCTCTCCAGTTCCTGCGGTGCCGACTCGACATGAACTTCATCCGCGAGGGCAAGGACGCACTCCCTGCCATGGTCGCGGGCAAGGCACCCGACCGGGTGGGCGTGATGCTCACAGGCCCCTACGCCCCCATCAGGGCCGGGGACCGCATCGTGACCATCCCCAACGAGCGCGGAGCGATCCCGGTGGCTGGCACCTTCGAGATCCGCTCGATCCCTGACGAGGTCGTGGCCTTCGCCGACAGGCACCACATCGAGGTCCAGATCATCGAGACCGGTCAGGAGCTGACCGGCGAGAACTGGCCGTCCGAAGAGCCCATTGAGGACTTCGTCCCATGATCGAGGTCACCACCGACTGGTCCGACGTGGAGCGCGAGCTGGACCGCCTCATGATGATGCCCACCATGAAGGCCAAGGCGGCACTGCACGCTGTGCTCGACTTCGGCTTCGCCCAGACTCAGGCCGCTGTCCACGTGGAGTCCGGAGCCCTGAAGGCGTCCGGCAAGATCTCAGTCTCAGGAGGCGGAGAGACGTGGGAGGGTGAGATCCAGTACGGCGGAGCTGGCCCGGTCGACTACGCCATCTACGAGAAGCGCCGGGGCACCCACTGGGTGGGGAAGTCCGCAGCCCGTGGCGACCACGACTTTATGAGACCATTGGCTGACTTGCACCCCCTGTGGGTGGAAGCGATGCTGGAAGGACTCCGGAAGTGAAGCGCTGCACCATGTGTGGTGCGGTCAAGGACCTGACCGAGTTCTACAAGTACCGCAAGGGCTACCGAGCTGAGTGCATCAGCTGTTGCAACAGGAGGTCATCGGCTCAGTACGAGAGCACGCGAGAGGCCACGGCGGAGACTCATGCCAAGTGGCGCAGGGGCAACCCTGACTACCTCCACGGATACCACCTGCTCTCCAAGTACGGCCTCACCCCTGCCCAGTACGACGCGCTGCTCGAATCCCAGAACGGGTGCTGTGCGGTCTGTAAGGAGCCGGAGACAGCCGTCCACCAGAAGACCGGCCTTCCCCGTCGGTTGGCAGTAGATCATGACCATTCCTGTTGCCCCGGAGAGCGTTCCTGTGGGGCCTGTGTTCGAGGCCTACTGTGCTACTCGTGCAATACCGGACTGGGGGCTTTCCGGGACTCAGTGAGCAGGATTCAGTCCGCGCTCCGATACTTGGAAGGACTCCGGAAATGACCGACCTCTCTCTGGCCATCCGCAACTACCTCGCGCAGGACGCTGGGCTGCGGGAGCTGCTGGGCCGCTCGATCAGCTGGGACACGTGGATCTTCGACGAGAACCCGATCAACGTGAAGGTGGAGAACACCGGCAAGTGCCTGCTCGTGATCAATGAGGACGGCACGTGGACGTCCCCCAACGACCACAACACGATGCGCTTCCCCCGGGTCTACATCGACATCTGGGCCGACCCCACCCGCAACGAGGACCGCTCGGTCAAGGTCAACGACGCCAAGTCCAAGATCGAGCGCATCCAGAAGCTCCTCGACAAGCACCTGCACCTCACCGACGCAGGCACCCGGCAGGGGATGCCATACATCTGGGGCACCACCGATCAGGTGGCCTCCAAGACGGGCGTGGTGGTCGCTGGGAGCCACCGCGTGGACGGACCCACCCTGTCTCCCATCCGGGACACCGACGGGGCCTACATGGGCCGCATGACCTACGGCGTGAACGTACCCTAAGCAGTTTCCAAAAAGAGAGACCCAAGGAGGTCCAAGATGAAGGTGTTGCTCCGCACACCGATGAGTCGGTACTCCGGCTATGGCAACGATGGGATCGGACTGGCGCAGGCATTGATGCGCGCCGGAGCCGACGTCTACCTACAGGCCACCTCAGTGGACGCCCCCCTCCCGCAGGACGTGGCCAACCTGCTGACCAAGGAGCTGGCCGCTCCGTTCGACCTCTACATCAACCACGTCGACCCGGCCAACCTCCAGTGCCCCGACGAGGTCGTACCCCACGCAGCGGTCAAGGTCGCATGGACCATGTGGGAGTACTCCAACCTGCTCAACCTCGCCAAGAAGTCTCGCAAGGACCTGCGCAAGCGGCTGAAGAACTTCGACGCCTTCATCGGCTACTCCGACGTCGACCCGGACTGCTTCCGGCCCTACTTCGACGGCCCGCTGTTCGTCCTTCAGGGCGGCTTCGACCCCGCCGAGTGGCCCCACATGTTCGACCGGGAGTGGGACACCAAGGAGTTCCACTTCGCCCAGATCGGTGTGCTCAGCGAGCGCAAGGATCCCTTCCGCACCATCGAGGCGTTCCGGCTCGCGCGCACCATGGACGCGGAGTTCTGGCGCTGGGCCCGGCTCAGCCTGAAGACCACTGCCCCCGGCCTGCACCACAAGATCGAGGACCTGTACCGGGACATCGACCCGGAGACCGGTGACGAGTTCTCCTCCCTGCGGATCTTCTACGACATCTGGCCGACCGAGGTGGTCCGCCAGTTCTACAAGGTCCAGCACTGCCTGCTGGCCCCGTCCCGGGGTGAGGGCAAGAACGTCCCGGCGCTGGAGTTCATGAGCACCGGAGGCACGGTCATCGCCACCAACTGGGCAGGCCACACCCAGTGGCTCGACCCTGCCTACTCCTACCCGCTGGCCTACACGCTGGAGCCGGTCAGCTCTGATTTTCCAGAAACGTTCAACGCTCGGGCGTCCATCGAAGACCTCGCCCGGCTGATGATCCACGTCTTCCAGCACCGCAACGAGGCCCACGAGAAGGGCGAGCTGGCTGCCCGCATCATCCCGCAGGCACACAGCTGGGATGCCGTCGTGGCGAAGCTCTTCCTGAAGCTCAAGGACAACCTCCCCGCCGCTCAGGGCGAACGCCTGTGGACCTTGGCCCAGATCGCGAGAAGCGAACATGCAGATCGTTGAGCTTCGCTGCCCAGTGGGACCACGCCGCCTGCTGGCCAAGACCGTTGTGGCCGGAGGACACCCCAAGATCGTGGACGGCAACCTCGTGGAGCTGTCCTGTGATGACTGCAAGAAGACCATGCGGCGGGAGGGGAAGCCGGTGCTGCGAGTGCTCCACCGGTTCAACCTGATCGGCGATCTGGTGGAGTCGGAGGCCGTCTACCAGCCCTGAGGGCTGAGGCCGATCTTCAGAGGTAGGCAAGAACTCGAACCTGTTCACTTGCCAACTCGTTCTGAAGGAGATCGACCATGGGCAACCCGACAGTTGAGGGTTTCAGCATCTCTCACGCCGCCATCCTTGACGGGGCCACCGGTCTCGAAGAGGAGTTTGGTGACATCTACGGCATCCGGTCTGGCTCCATGGAGCTTGATCAGGACAGCTACGACAACACCGGCGACGACACCATCCTGTCGACGTGGTACTGGGCCAACAAGGTCAACGTGACGGTGCAGGGCGGCTACATCCCGTTCCAGACCCTGTCGCTGATCTCCGGCTCGGTCGTGGCCAGCTCCGGCACGGGCGCGAACCAGACCTTCACTCTCCCCCTGTGGGAAGAGAACACGATGAACACCAAGCCGCGACCGATGGTCGTGCGGGTGCCGTCCAAGGACGCCGACGGTGTCGTGCGCCTGCTGGACTTCGTGCTCTACAAGGTCCAGTTCCAGCCCTTCAGCTTTGACGGCCCGTCGTACAAGGAAGGCCTGCTGCTGAACTACAACGGTTCCGCACTGTTCTCCTCGACCGACGAGAAGGGCAACCCGGTCCTCGACAGCCGCACCGGCCAGCCGACCAAGCGCATCGGACACCTGCTGAGCCGTCCGCTCTGACGCTGGAGCTGATTCCAAAAACAACTAAGTAGGAGAGAGAGTCGCATGACGACCGGAAACACTGACATCGACACCTTGGCACCGGAGGCAACCCCGGTGGCTTTGGTGTCCGGCACCCAGATCAAGGTCGAGCGTCTCAAGACGCGGGCCCTGATGTCCCTGCTGAAGATCCTCACCCGAGGCGCATCGGAGGTCTTGCCCACCCTGAGCTTCGACCCGAACACCTCCACCGAGGCGTTCACCGGCCAGCTGCTGGGGGCGGTCATCATCGCCATCCCGGAGGCGGAGGACGAGGCCGTCGAGTTCATCAACCGGATGGTCTTCCCGGCAGGTCTCCACGACGGGGCCCGCCTGACTGCCATCGAGAAGGCCGAGAACGAGCAGGCCGAAGCCGAGCTTCGTCTGGAGCTGGTTGACCCGGAGATCGATGACCTCGTCACCATCTTGGAGCAGATCATCAAGGTCGAGGCACCCCACATCGTGGCACTGGGAAAACGTCTAGCTCTTCTGCTGAAGGTCCAGCAGACGAGCGCAGTCGCGAAGCAGGGCGCATCCTCGAAGAGAAGCTCGCGGTCCTAGACCCCGATGGCCTCCTCGGTGGGTTCTCAGCTGCCTTCGACCTCGTGTCGGCGGAGTACGGCTGGGCCGACGAGGTCATCTGGGAGCTTCCCCTCGCACGCTTCCGGCAGATCACCGCAGCCATCCAGCAGCGGCGCTTCTTCCAGAAACGAGATGAGGATGGCCGCTTCTCATGGCTGGCACGGAACCTCGCGGGGTTCATCGTCAACGGATACATGGCGGATGCGAAGGACAAGAAGGAGCCTCTGGCTCAGGCAGGGTCCCTCGCGTACGACGACATCGAGGCCGCAATGCTCGGGGCCACTCCCGACAGGCAGACCTCACCCTCTGTTCCGACAGAGAACGGCAAGGCACCTGACATCGATCCGAACGAGGCCATCGCTCGGGCACTAGCGAAGAACAGCAACGGGTCCTTCGAGAGGCTCCGGGGCATGGTAGGGGGCCTCGACCAGCGGGGAAAGATGCTCTAGGCACAAAGGAGGTGGGCAATGGCTGAGAACGAGACTCGGGTCATCTACAAGGCCATTGCCGACTTCTCCGCTGTTGCCCGGGAGGCACGCAAGGCCAAGGCTGAGATCGCGGCTCTGAAGGCCGAGGAGGCTGGCCTCAACGCCGCGTCCGTCTCGGGGGCCAAGGCGTCCACAGCGGCCACGCAGGGCCACACCAAGGCCATCAGCAACGACACCAACGCCGTGCACGAGAGTGCCAACGCGCACCGGGATCACAACACCGTCCTCAAGGAGGGTGGAGCTGCTGCGAGCGCCCTCGGGAATGCCACCTCGAAGGCTGACACCGTCCTCAAGAGCGCCACCTCCACGATCTCCAAGCACGCTGGTGAGGCGCGGAGGATGGCCACCGAGACCGAGCGCGTCGGGGCGGCGCTGACTCCGGCAGCCTCCAAGATGACCAACTTCCAGCGCGGGGTGCAGCGCGCGGTCCCGTGGGTCGAGAAGATCAACAACGGCTTCGACAAGCTCGGCAAGTGGCGACCCAAGCTGACGCCGCCTTTCATCGCGTTGGTCCCGATCATCGCTGGCCTGCTGTCCCTGATGAACCCTCTGGTGGCAGGCATCGGCGCACTGGGCGGCGCGGGCATCGGGCTGGCCTCCAGCCTCGGTCAGGTCGCCGGAGCGGCCCTCGCAGCCATCCCGGCACTGTTCTCCCTGCTCTCCATCGTCGGGGCCCTCAAGGTGGCCTTCAGCGGCATCGGAGGGGTGTTCTCGGCCTTCAAGGCAGCGAAGAAGGCTGGAGCCTCAGGTGGGGGTGGCGGAGGCGGCGGTGGAAGCTCACAGGCCGAGATCTCGCAGGCCGAGAAGGTCGCCCGCGCCCGGGAGAACCTGCGCCGCGCCACGGAGAACCTGAAGTGGGCTGAAGAGGATCTCGCCGACGCCCGCAAGGACTACCTCCAGAGGCTGAAGGATCTGGAGCAGACCGCCAAGGATGCAGCTGCCTCGGAGAAGCGCCTCACCGCCCAGCGGGAGAACGCGGAGAAGAACCTCGCTCGGATCTTGGCCGACCCGAACTCGACCAAGGCCGAGAAGATGGCCGCGCAGGCAGCCGTCGAGGACGCCAAGACCGCCGAGCAGAAGGCCAAGGACAACAACGCGAAACTTCAGGATGACCTGAAGGACATGAAGAAGAAGGGCATGAAGGGTGACCGGGCGGTCATCATGGCCCAGCGTGCCCTGACCGATGCCATCTGGGCTCAGCGGGACGCACAGATCGCGCTGATCAACGCCAAGAAGGGCGACGCCAAGGCCTCCGGTGGTGGGGCCTCCGCCAACAACGCGCTCGCCGCCGCACTGGCCAAGCTCTCCCCCTCGGCTCGCAAGTTCGTCGAGGCGATCCTCGCCATGGACAAGGCGTGGACCAAGGTCAAGAGGACCGTGCAGGAGTCCTTCTTCTCCAAGATCGTCAACGACACCGGCAAGCTGCGCTCGATGCTGCCCACCATCCAGAGCCTGCTGTCTGACACCGCAGGTGCGCTCGGCGACGTCGCCCACGAGTTCATCGGGATGATCTCCTCCCCGGAGTGGAAGAGCGACCTGATCCTGCTGGGCAAGCAGAACGTCCCTCTGATCCACGCCATCGGTGGCGGGCTGAACGTCCTGTGGGGCGTCTTCAAGGACCTCACCGTCATCGCGATGCCATTCCTGATCGAACTCGCCAAGGGGTTCAAGAAGGGTGCCGAGAACATCGCGGCCATGGTCAAGGAGGCCCGCAAGAGCGGGTCCCTCAGCAAGTGGCTGATGGGTGACAAGGAGACCGGGTCGAAGGGTGTCCTCGGGACGCTGCGCCAGTGGTGGCAGATCATCAAGAACATCGCCAAGACCCTGTTCAACTTCGCCAAGGCGGCGGAGGCGTTCGGTGGTTGGATCACCGACGGTATCCAGAAGACCACCGAGGGCTGGCTGGCGTCCTCCGAGGCAGCCACCAAGAAGGGATCTCCTTTCAAGAAATGGCTTGAGGACATCAAGCCCCTCCTGTCCGAGATCTCCCGGATGTTCGGCACCTTCTTCAAGTGGTTCGGCAAGCAGGCTGCCGACCCGAAGAACATCAAGCAGATGACGGAGATCTTCAAGAAGATCACCGACGATCTTGGTCCCAAGCTGGCGTCACTGTTCGATGCCCTGAGCAAGGCCAACATTGGCCCCAAGTTCGTGGACTCGCTGATCAAGATCGTCGACCTGATCACCACACTGGTGGATGGCCCCGGCACTGCGGTCTTCTTCGACACCCTGAACGGGCTCCTCGACATCCTGCTGACCGTCATCAAGATGCCAGTCATCGGCCCCGTCCTCCAGATGCTCATCGGAGCCGCCGCAGCTATCGGAGCCATGTCCTTCGTGGCCAAGTTCACCGGCCTTGAGAACCTCATCGGGTGGCTGATCAAGCTCTACAAGACCGGTGGCATCCTCAAGTTCTTCGAGTCGCTGAAGACCGTCCTGATGAAGCTCTTCGGCATCACCGGGAAGCGGTACACCGGACTCAGCTTCATCAAGGCGATGTTCTATGGGATCGCCGACGGAGCCAAGTTCCTTTTCGGAAAGCTCGGCAAGCTGTTCGGCCTGTTCAAGGGGCTGCCCAAGCTCCTCAGTGGGCTGAAGGGCTTCAAGTGGCTAGGCAGCCTGCTCGATGGCTTCAAGGTCCTCCTCTCCGGGGGAGGTCTGAAGGGCTTCTCCACCCTGATCAAGGGGTTCGGTAGCCTCAAGGGGTTCGCGTCGATCCTGAAGGGTGCAGGTGGCCCGCTCGCGGCCATCGCGTCGATTCTGGGCACCATCGTGGGCGACGTCATCTCGAACAACGCCCCCGAGGGCAAGGACGGATCCGGCCAGCGGCTCGGAGGCAACACCCTCTCCGGGGCAGCCACAGGCGCAGGCATCGGTGGCTCTGTCGGCCTGCTGTTCGGTGGCATCGGGGCAGTCCCCGGCGCGATCATCGGTGGGCTCATCGGAGCCCTCGTGGGATTCTTCGGCTCCGCCAAGGAGGACATCGACCAGTTCTTCACCGACTTCGTCAAGGGGTGGAACGAGTTCTGGGGCACCACCCTCCCCAAGTGGTGGAACGACCTCACCGGGGGCATCAGCAAGTGGTTCGGCGACTTCGGCAAGCTGTGGGATGAGTACTGGGGGGTGCAGGTCCCCAAGTTCTGGAACGACCTCACCGGGGGCATCAGCAAGTGGTTCGGCGACTTCGGCAAGCTGTGGGATGAGTACTGGGGGGTGCAGGTCCCCAAGTTCTGGAACGACCTCGGCGCTGGGGCCACCAAGTGGTTCGACGACCTTGGCACCTCGTGGACCGACTTCTGGACCAAGACGTTCCCCTACTGGGCGGGGTACGCCTTGGGAGCCACCGTCAAGTGGTTCGAGGGCATCGGCCCGGCATGGACCACCTTCTGGACCGAGACCTTCCCGAAGTGGGTCACCAGCGCCACGCTGGCAGTGGGTCAGTGGTTCGCAGGCATCGGAGCGGCGTGGACCACCTTCTGGACGGTCACCTTCCCGCTGTGGGTCACGCAGGCATCCGCAGCCGTCACCCAGTGGTTCGCAGGTATCGGGGTGGCATGGACCACCTTCTGGACGGTCACCTTCCCCGCGTGGATCTCCAGCGCGTCGGCTGCCGTCCGCTCGTGGATCTCCAGCATCGGCCCAGCGTGGAACAACTTCTGGGCAGTCACCTTCCCGAAGTGGCTGGCCAACGCCAAGGCGCAGATCCAGAAGTGGGTCTCCGGCATTGGTCCCATGTGGGACAAGTTCTGGAACGTGACGCTCCCCGGCTTCGGCAGGGATCTGGCCAAGATCGCCACCGACTTCGTCGACAGTGTGAGCACCGCGTGGGGCCGTTGGTGGGACGGCGTCAAGAACACCATTGGCAAGTGGTGGACGGACTTCTGGGGCAACGCCGGAGCAGGGTTCGGTGCAGGGCATGGCGACGGTACCCAGACGCCCCACAACGGCGGAGAGATCCACCGTGCGGGTGGTGGCGGCGTCCCCGGACATGGCAACAGCGACACCGTGGCAGCACGACTCACTCCCGGTGAGTTCGTCGTCCGCAAGGGCATCGTCGACAGGGTCGGGATCGACAACCTCGTCAAGCTCAACTCGGGCGTCATGTCCTACGCCCAGCTGCTCGCGGCAGCCGCCAGCTCCTCGCGCAAGCCCAAGGACGGTGGCAGCCAGCTGGTCTTCAACGGTGGCGGTCTCGTGCCGACCATGGCACCCACCAACTCACCCGGTGGCGGCAGGGGCCCGAGTTTCGGGGGCGGTGGCAACACCACGGTCAACAGCGTGACCTTCGGCGACGTCATCATCCAGAACCCGGTGCCTGAGCGTGCGACCAACTCGCTGACGACCAAGACCCAGCAGCTCGCCCATCTCGGACTGAACGCAGGTGACTTCAAGTGACCAACACGACCCCGGTCTACTGGGATGTGGACGGCGTCTCGATCCAGAACTTCGCATGGAACATCCGCACCCTCACAGGCCGCAGCGGCGTCGCCAACTTCCGGGGCTCCAACGTGAACCTCGCCTACTACCCGGGCACCTTCCACAAGGCCAAGACCATCGATTCCAAGGCCTTGTCGCTGTCCATGTGGGTACAGGGCTCCACGGCTGACGGCGGGGCTCCTACGGCCCGCAGCACCGAGCTGGAGTTCCAGAAGAACTGGAGGGCCCTGCGCCAGCTCTTCTGGAGGGACGACTCGATGCCCTTCACGTTGACCAAGCGCTGGATCGATCCGGACACCTTCGAGGTCATGTCCGCCTCCGCACTGGTGGAGAACACCGGGGTCATGGCCCCCACCATGCAGGGCAACGCGCACGCCACCTTCTCCGTCGACCTGCTCATGCTGGAGGGCCTGTTCTTCGGTGAGGAGCAGACCACCGTGGTCGAGGCGGGGGAGACGGTCGTGATCGCCAACCCCGGGGACGCGCGCACCCACAAGATCACGATGGACTTCGAGGGTCAGCTGACCAACCCGGTCCTCACCAATGCAACATTCGCCCCCCAGAACTGGGTCAAGTTGGGGTCTTCGGTCGCTATTGCCGATACAGTGACCTTGGACGTGGACAAGATGTCTGCAAGACGCGATTCCGACGGGGCGAACCTGATTGGAGCGGTCACGCGTTCGGGTATGCGGCAATGGTTCGGACTCGCCTCCGGAAGCAACATTGTGACACTGACCCGGGATGCTGGCTCCGGTCAGGCAATCATCAAGTGGCGTCCCGCGTACTTCGACTAGGAGATCCGACATGGCAGGCAACTACGCCGACGTGCCCTCGTGGCGCATGGCATACGACCGCGACGGCACGCAGGGCTTCAAGATGAACTCCGGCGTTCTGACGCAGCTGACCAACGCCAATCTCATCACGATCAACAACGAAGCTGACGACTACATCAACATCGGCATCAGCCAGAATCAGGCTGGGTACCTGATCCTCCTGTTTCCTGAAAAGAGAGACCTCGACGGATACTGGATCACGGGCAGTGACAGGGACAACTTCAGCGCGCAGGTGCAGACCTCGACGAACACCACGAACGGGTCCGATGGCACGTGGACGAACCTCGGCGGCACCTACAGCGTGGTCGAGGCGGTTGTACCGAACTACCGGCTCCACGCTCAGTCGGCCACAGCCCTCGGGATCCGGGGCGTCCGGATCTCCGCAGGAGCTGGGCTGGGCACTGGGTTCAACCCCGCAGCTGTCCACCTCTACGGTGAGATTTCCGCAGGCCAGAGCATCGACCGGCTCGCGCTGTGGCACCCCACCCTTGATGAGCGCATCACCCCGGCGTACTTCGACTGGGGCAACGTCCCCCGTAACACCTCTGCCTCCCGCACCTTCCGGGTGAAGAACCTCGCCGCAGCGAAGACGGCGAACACCGTCCGGGTGGCCATGGAGTCCTTGACCGATGGATCCCCCTCGGTACCGGCACAGCACACCTTGTCCATCGGCGGCGGGTCCTACCTGCCACAGCAGACCATCGCCACGCTGGCCCCCGGAGCCCTCTCCGACGTCCTCACCCTCCGCAGGATCACCCCCGCCAACGCACAGCTGAGTCTCAGCGCCTTCCGGGTGTTCGCCGAAGCAGCGACGTGGAGCTGATGAGCCATGGCAGGTAACTACCCGAACGCGCCGTCATGGCGCATGGGATACGACACGGACGGCACTCAGGGCTACCGCGTCGTGCGCGGGGTGGTCACACCCCTCAGCGGGACCGACTTGGTGAACCTGAACAACGAGGCCACCGGGGATGCCGTCTTGACTGCCTTCGGCATGTTCGATTACGGGGAGGTCGTCCTCATCTTCCCGGAGAAGCGGGATCTCGACGCCTTCTTCGGTAAGGGCAGGACGGGAGGTCTCGGAGGAGGCACCGCCACGGTCACAACCTCAGTCGACTCCACCAATGGGGTGGATGGGACATGGACCACCGCAGGCACCTTCGCCATCGGAACGTTCAGCGACGGCAACGCCAAGGTGGCTCCGGACTACCGCGAAGCTGTCAGCACCACCAAGCTGGGCATTCAAGCAGTGAAGTTCGCCGGAGCCTCCGCCCTGATGGCCATCCACATCTACGGAGAGATCACCGCAGGTCAGACGCTGGACCGCCTCCTCGTGTGGCACCCCACCCTCGACGAGCGGGTCTCTCCCTCGTGGTTCGACTGGGGTGATGTGCCCCGCAACTCTTCGGACACCCGGCAGTTCCGGATCAAGAACATGTCCCCCACCAAGACGGCGACCAACGTCCGGGTGGCCATGGAGGTGCTGACCAACCAGAGCCCGTCGGTACCGGGCCAGCACGCCCTGTCCCTCAACGGAGGGTCCTACACGGCGCAGCAGACGATCTCCACGCTGGCCCCCGGCGCAGTCTCTGGCATCCTCACCCTCCGGAGGCTCACCCCCGCCAATGCCCAGCTGGGTGCCGGATCCTTCCGGGTGTTCTCGGAGGCCCAGTCATGGGCCTGACAGGAGACGGCTATGGCCGGTAACTACCCCGATGCCACCTCGTGGCGGATGGCCATCGACAAGGACGGCACACAGGTCTACCGGTTGTCCGGCGACACCCTCTCGCAGCTGTCCGCAGCCGATCTGGTGAACCTGAACAACGAGACCGTGCAGACGGCTGTGTCCGGAGGCGACGAGCTGATCGTCATCTTCCCGCAGAAGCGTGACCTCGACGGCTACTTCCTGCGGTCCTCAGGAGGCGTGATCGGGGTGAAGACCTCGGTCGACTCCACCAATGGGGTGGACGGCACGTGGGTCACTGGAGTGTCCACCGCTGGCGGCGGCTCCACCATCAGCCCGGACTACCGCGCATACTCCAGCACCACCAAGCTGGGCATCAAGGCTGTGAAGTTCACAGCTCCCGGGAGCCTCACCGCACTTCACCTGTACGGAGAGAACACGGTGGGTCAGAGCCTTGACCAGTTGATCCTGTGGAGCGCCTTCGGAGACGAGCGGGTCTCCCCCTCCAACTTCGACTGGGGCAACGTCCCGAGGTCCTCGACCGATGACCGCTACTTCCGGGTGAAGAACACCTCCACCCTGCTGACGGCGCGCAACGTCGTGGTGGCCATGGAGTCCCCGACAGACTCCACTCCGTCGGCCCAGCTGGAGCACATCATCGCGAAGGACACCCTGTTCCTTGCCCAGCAGACCATCGGAGCCATCGGACCCGGAGCCATCTCCGGGGTCCTCACCCTCCGGAGGATCACCCCATCCAACGCACAGCTGGGACTGCACACGTTCCGCCTGTATGCCGAAGCAGAGTCTTGGAGCTGACCGATGTCCACTGTGAACGCCCGCAACATCTCGCTCCGCTCCCACTTCGGGGCAGACAAGAGCGCCGTCGCCCTGCCCACCCTGTACTTCGCCCTCTTCAACGGCGACCCCGAAGGAGCCGGTGTCGAGCCGACCTCCACAGGTGGGTACGCCCGCAAGGCCGTGACCAACGACATCGCCCTCTGGGGCACCATCGGTGGGTCGGCGGTCTCGGTGACCAACGCCACCGACATCGTCTTCGCCACGGCCACAGGGGTCTACTCGCAGGCCAGCCTGACCCACTGGGCAGCCTTCGACAACTCAGCAGGAGGAGTCCTGACATATGCAGGACCCCTGACCGCCACCGTCGCCGTGAGCGGTGCAGGGGATGTCCCCCGCATCGTCGCCGGGGGCCTGACCATCACCCAGCAGTAGGAGTCGGACCATGGCCTTCTTGGACACCGGAGGAACCGGAGCGCTACGCAAGCTCACTGGCGTAGCGACTGTTGCCGTGTCCGCGTGGGCCGTCTCCCAGATCGAGCCATCCGATACCACCACCAGCCCGACCACCACGGTCACCCTGAAGGTGCTGGTCTCCTCCTCCGACGCCAGCAACACCGACGTGCAGATTCAGGTGGCGACAGAGAACACCTTCTCCTCCCCCGTGGTGGATGTGACCCTCACCAACAAGCCGGACGGCTTCGTGACGGCGCTGGCGTCCGGTCTGGTCAACCTGACCAACTACTACTGGCGAGCCCGAGCTGCCCAGACCGGCACCACCGCGTGGACTGTGTGGAGCCCGATCTGGTCCTTCGGCATCAACACAGTGGTCGGAGCTGCCTGCTCCTACGTGTACTCCAACTTCGGCATCGACCCGGCCATGGTCGGCTCAGACGCTGAGTACGTTTTCCAGAACTTCGGCATCGAGCAGGTCCACGAGGATGTCGCACAGGAGTACGTCAACTACAACCATGGCGTGGAGGTCACCCGCAGGTCGGTCGCGGTCGAGTACGTCCACGAGGGAGACGTCAACACAGGCACCCCTGACCCCCGGATCTGGTTCGTCACTCCCGACAACGGCAGGGCGGGGGACGGCATCCGAATCTTCGGCTTCGGCTTTGGCGATCTTCAGAGTCAGTACGCCGGATCGCTGGAGTGGAGGAATGGTGTGGAGTGGGATCCGCTCAGCGTCACGTCGTGGCAGACCTTCCCCCCGACCGTGAACGCCTACACAGCCGCCCGGCAGATGGACATGCTCTCGGGTGAGATGGACATGCAGCACACCGTGATCGAAGTCCAGATCCCCGTCGAGGCTGTCCCCCCGGGCGTCTCCTTCCGCTTGGTTACGGACGGCTCCTGATGACCATCCGCATCTCGAACACCGTCTGGGTCACGGTCAAGCCCCCGGTCCCGCTGGAGAACACCGGCTGGGAGTTCGTGATCCTGAGCCCGGACGACTGGGCCACCGTCATCGCGCGGATCAACACCTTCTCGGACATGTCCTACGGCGACTCCTCCGCCGAGCAGGGCTCTGGGTCGATCACCCTTGACGCGGGCGCTCCCGTCCTGACCGAGCCCCTGCCGTCGGGTATCGCGGGCACGATCCTCGACCGTGAGTACCTGTGGAAGGTCTACGAGAACGGAGCCTTCCGGGGCGAGTGGCTCGGGCAGGATGTCGAGAAGGACGTCGTCGCAGGTGAGGACGGCGGTGAGCAGGTCACCATCGCTGGGCAGGGCACCCTGTCCGTCCTCCAGTGGGGCGTCATGGTCCCGATGCTGGCCTTCGATGATGAGGCCCTGACCGATGCCTTCGTGTCCAAGGACTTCCTCGGGGTGCACGCAGCGACTGCTCTGGTGTGGCTGATCGGCCACATTCAGGGTCGCGGGGGACTCATGTTCCTCGACCTGACATTTGACGAGTACACGGACTCCAAGGGTCAGCCGTGGACCGACCTTCAGGACGTCAGCGTTAGCCCCGGAGAGACCCCTCTGGACCTCCTCCAGAGGTTCTCTGACTCCTTCGGGTGGGAGTTCACGATGATGGAGGGCTTCCGGCTCTTCATCTCGCAGGATTCCGTCGGCTCCCACCGGGAGTCGGAGATCAAGTTCTTCATCGGCGGAGACCAGAAGAGTCACACCTACAAGTCCTCCACCCGGACGATTGCCAACCACATCTACACCCCGGCTGCCGACGGCTCCATGGCCACCGCAGTGGGCACCTCCGACGCCACCCCGCACATCCGTGAGGGCTGGGCTGAGGGTGGCAGCGAGACCTCCGCAACGGCAGCGGCAGCCGTCGCTGAGTCCAACCTTGAGATGTTCCAGAACAAGCTGGTGGGACGGACCCTCTCCATCGTCGCCCGCGAGGGTCGGATCCCCTTTGACGACTTCGGGATCAACGACTGGGTCACGGTCGAGAACGGCGACAAGGACCCCGTCACGGGTGAGTACCAGACCGAGGTCGTGCAGGTCTCCAGCCTCAGCATCGGGATCAACTCCAACACCGAGGTCACCTACGAGCTGACCGTGATGACCAAGTTCGAGACGGTCGCGCTCCGGCTCACCCGGCTGCTCGACAAGATGGGAGGCTCGGCGCTGGGAGGCACCTCCTCCACCCCGATCTCCTCCGGCAGCGAAGCACAGGCCACCGTCGCCTTCGCCCTGCTCAAGGACGTGCACCTCGCCTCCGCGCTGGGTGGGGACGTCCTGACCTACTCACAGGCCGGGGGAGTCTTCCCCGTGACACTGGGGCTCGACTACCTCAAGGACGTCGACACCGCCACGGTCGCTCCCGTCTCCGGGCAGGTCCTGAAGTGGAACGGCATCCAGTGGGTCCCCGGCGTCGGCGCAGCTGGCCCCACCACTCTTGCCACCCAGACGGACGTCACTGTCGTCGGGCTGGCCAACGGTCAGGTCTTGGTGTGGAACTCCACCACCGGCAAGTGGACCCCCGCCACGCCATCGTCCGGAGTCACCACGCTGGCAGCCCTCACTGACGTGATCACCACCGGGATCGCCTCCGGCAAGGTCCTGACGTGGAACGGCACCAAGTGGGCCCCGGCAACCCCCGCCACCGTGATCACCGCGCTCGCGGGCTTGACCACTGATGTGGACACCACCGGAGCTGTTTCCGGAAAGGTGCTCGCCTACAACGGCACCAAGTGGGTGCCCACCACCCCGACAGGTGGAGGCACCACCGCCCTCGCTGGCCTCACCACCGACGTCGACACTTCCGGAGTTGTTTCCGGAAAGGTGCTTGGCTTCAACGGCACCAAGTGGGTACCTGTCTCCCAGACAGGGGGCGGAGGCGCACTCCCCATAGGCGGCGCTGTCGGAGACGCCCTCCGGAAGAACTCGGTCACCGACGGGGACGCCCTGTGGACATCCGGAGGGGTGTTCTACGAGAACGGCTACACCCCCGGCAAGACGTACCTGCCCGGCCAGATCATGCTCCGCAACGGGATCCTCTGGTTGTGTGTCACCTCGAACATGACCGACCCGTTGAACTCCGGCTCGGCGAGCACCACCACCGGGGTCGACGGCACCGCCTTCACTCGGAACAACTGTGCATCGGTGGACACCACCAACCATGTGGTCACCCTGATCAACAACGCGGGCAGTGCTGTCGCCTCGGTGATCAGCAACGAGACCTTCATATTCGCCACCCCCCTGACCCTGAAGTGGCGAGGCAGCACCACTACTGTGGCGGACGCCCTTGCCATCGGCATCGTCTCCTCCACCCAGTCAGCCACGGTCGCGACCACCGTGGAGGCCCTCCCCTCGTTCTACGGGGTGGTGTGGGACGTCTTCAACAACCTCCTGAAGTGCTACGTCGCAGGGGTCGTTCTGGCTGACACCATGGCGCTGGCGTCCGACACCAACGACGACGTCTGGGAGATCCGGTACGCCGCCACTTCGATCAGCCTCTACTCCTCAGCGGGTCTCCTGATCAAGACGTGGACGGTCGGCAACTACGCCGCTATGGGAGCCACCTTCCGACCGGCTGCGGGAGCCCGCACAGGCGGCTCCGCTGGAGTCTTCAAGATCTACGGGTCCCCTGTCATGCCGGGCACCGCATCCGACTGGGTCTCCGTCGGCAAGGCCGTTGTCGGTGCTCCGGCCACGGTGGTTCAGCCCGTCGCCATTGGCGACCTCGTCACAGCTAGTGCCACAGGGACGCAGTACACACCGACCGTCGTGGGAGTCACGGCAGCCACAGTCATTGACGCCAACCCAGCCAATCAGGCCAGCAACGCTTTCGACGGCAACTCGGCCACCTACTGGCACAGCACCAACGCGATGCCCCAGTGGATCGCCGCTCAGTTCTCCGCCATCGCCAAGGTGGTGTCCGTCTCGATCCGCATCTACACCTTCTCGGCCAACCGCAGCCCCCGAGACTTCATGATTCAGGGGTCGAGCGACGGCACCACGTGGGTGGACCTGACGACCTACACCGGCATCACGTGGCTCATCGGACAGACCCAGTCCTTCGCGGTCACCACAACGACCGCCTACCTCCACTACCGGATCTACATCAGTGCAAGCAACGGCGACAACTACCAGACCATCCCGGAGATCGTCTTCACGGCAGCGATGCCGGGGGCCACCACGCTTCCTGTGGCAGCTACGGCGGGCAAGGTCTTGACCTCCGACCCCACCGCAGCTACGGGGATGAAGTGGGATACCGCCACAGGTGGTGGGGCATCCACCCTTGACTCCCTCACCGACGTCGCCACCGCTGGAGCTGTTTCTGGAAAGGTGCTGGGATACACCGGCACCCAGTGGGAGCCAGTCACCCCCTCAGGTGGCAGCGGAGGCAGCAGCGATGGGATGAAGGCTGTCTGGACGAAGAGGCTGGACGCGTCCGGGATGGCCGACCTCACCGGGTGGACATCGCGCTCAGGCACGTGGACCTCCGGTGGTGCGTATGGCGTGAACCAGACCTCAACCTTGCAGGACAGCTGGCTGGAGTTCAACACCGATCTGGGGGTCAAGGCCCGTGCGGTGCAGTGCACCGTCCGGATCACCGCCGACGGGACCGGGCTCGGCGTCGGGTTCTACTCCTCCGGAGCGTGGGCAGCTGGCGGGCTGGGTATCGGTCTCCAGCGGGCAGGCGCAGTGTCCAAGATCTGGTGGGACAGGTACGGGGTCGGGGGCTCGACGTTCACGATGGCGACATCACTCGCGCTGGACACCGACTACGTCCTGTCGGTCTACCAGTCCGTTGTGCTCCCCACTCTGTTCGACGTCTACGTCGACCACGTCTATCAGGTCACGATCACGGCTGCCGGAGCAGTCAACACGGGGCGGGTCGGTCTCTACTCGCGGACGGAGACCGGATGGATCCGCAACGTCACTGTCTGGACAGGCGAACTGTCCGGGTCGAATCCCGAGACCCCCGTGGTTGCCCCAGCCGCTGGAATCGGCGACCGCCGCTGGAACGTCCCGGTTGGCTGGACGTCCTTTGATGAGTTCAACAACGCCTCACTGGACGCCGCGTGGGTGCGAGTCGACAAGTCGGGAGGCACCGCCCGAGCGGTCTGGACTGAGGCTGCTGACGTCCTGTCTGTGTTCAACAACGGAGAGGACGCAGCCTCCGAACTGCACGCCATGATGCGCCCCCTGTCTGGTGTGGGGGGAAGTCTGATCGCCGGAGACGCGTTCGTGACCCACCTGAGCCTGAACGGCTCTAACGGCGCTTACGTCATGGGGGGACTCGTCCTCGCCGACGGAGTCACATCGGGGGCTGGAACCCAGCTCATCACGCTGTCGTTCACCAACAATGGGGCCCTCAGCGTGGATACCCGAGTGATGACGAACTATCAGGTAGCCGGGGCGCAGTCCACAACGGTTGGGTACCCCCATGGTCCGCTGTACGAGCGGCTGGTCTTCCTTGGGGGTACTACGTGGCGGACAGACATCTCTCCTGATGGAGTGTCGTGGGTGCCCGGGACCACCGTGTCGTGCGCGATCACCCCCACCCATGTCGGGGTGCACTGTTCCTCGTGGGGGAGTGGGATCAAGGGAGTCTCGTCGTACGAGTTCATCCGGCGTGTGGCCGGAGTGACCTGAGTTGCGACACGCCGGGCGTGACCTACGACACTAGGTAGTAGGTTTCTTGATACGATCTGCTCCGTGCCAGAGTCCTTGCTCGAACGCCTCCGCCCCATGTGGGCTGCTGCTGTATCGGCTTTTCTCTCTGACCCGTCGTATGCCATTGAGATGGCCACCGTCGGGAGCCAGCAGGCAGTAGTTGTCGCCCGTTCTGAGGACATGGAGTTCAGCGGCGTATAAGTGGTCAGGAGGAATAATCCCTTGCCACTCAACTTTGACGTCCGGAACTTCACCGAAGCTCGCCGTGAGCAGCTCGCGTGGAGGATCCACCAGTCCGTGAACTGGAAGCTCCCGCCCCTGAAGGTGTGGAACTACGACCTGTGCCGCATCCATGCGCGCGGGTGGGTCGAGGAGATCCGTGACACCGACGGTGAGGTCAAGACCCACACCGTCTACGACCGGCCCAAGCCCGGCTGCCGGGACTGTGGGATCCACTTCCGCAGGCACCAGCACATCGGGGTGGCGTGGCTCTATTTCAAGAAACACGCCCTGCTGGCTGACACCATGGGATCGGGCAAGACCACCGAGGCTGGCGGGCTGATCGCCATGCTGATCGAGACCGGGGAGCTGTCCCTCTTCCGTGACAGATCCAGCGCCCACGGTGGCAAGGGTCGAGTCATCATCGTGCCCCGGTCCCCCGCCCTCCACCAGTGGCGCACCGAGCTTCTCCGGATGATGCCCAGCCTGAACATCCTCGTCTCCGAAGGCACCCGCAAGCAGCGCACCCAGTTCTACCTCCAGCCGTGGCAGGTCCTCCTGATCGGGCCTGAGATGCTGCGCAACGACTACCAGCTGCTGGAGAACTTCGACCTCTCCCTCTTCCTCACCGACGACATCGACGCCCTCCGCAACCCCACCACCGAGACCTCCTACGTGCTGGACCGGATGGGTGCCCGGGGGGTCGAGGGCCTGCGTCCCGGCACCGACCGCTACGTCATCATGACCGGCACCCCCCTCCAGAAGCGCCTGCCCGAGCTGCACGCGGTGCTGGACGGCATCGGGGGCACCCTCGCGCTGGGCAGCATGGACTCCTTCGTCCACCGCCACGTCCGCAAGGCCACCATCACCGAGTACGACCGGAAGTCAGGCAAGGACATCCGCAAGGAGGTCGTGGTCGGCTACCGGGACCTCGGTACGGTCAAGGCCCGGATCGCCCCGCTCGTGCTCCGCCGCACCGCCGCCGACCTCGACGACGTCGACCTGCCCACGATCATCCCCAACGACGTCATGCTCGACCTCTACCCCGTGCAGCGGGCCAAGTACACCGAGCTGCGCAAGGGCGTGCTGAAGATCATCCGCGAGGAGGGCACGCAGGTGAAGCGCCCCAACGCGCTGGCCAAGATCCACTACGGTGCGGCCATCTGTGCAGGGCTCGCCGCGCTTGGGGAAGAGGACGGCCCCGGGACCAGCGTCAAGCTCGACTGGGTGGTCAACCAGCTCACCGAGGGTGGGCTCAGCGAGCGCGGCGAGAAGGTGGTCGTGTTCGCCAACCTGAAGAACACCGTCAGGGCCCTCCAGATCCGGCTCAAGGAGGAGGGTGTGGGCTTCGTCACGGTGTGGGGGCAGGAGAACGACAAGGTCAAGCGCGCAGCCTCACAGGAGCGGTTCTGGACCGACCCGAAGTGCAAGGTGCTGATCGGCACCAAGGCCATCGAGCAGTCCCTGAACCTTCAGGTCTCCCGGCACCTCGTCAACATTGACATGATCTTGAACCCAGCGAGAATGGAGCAGTTGGCCGGACGTATTCGCCGCGACGGCTCGGCCTTCCAGCACGTCTACGTGCACAACCTCCTGACCATCAATACGCAGGAGGAGAAGTACCTCCCCCTGCTGGAGCGTGAAGCAGCGCTGGCCGCGCACATCTGGGACGAGGATTCCCAGCTGTTCACTGCCCTCTCACCCTTGGCCCTTCTACAGCTCATTTCCGGATGAAAGCAGTGACAATGACCGCCGCCACCCCCGTCCCCCTCTCCGACTACCAGAGCGAGTTGGTCAGGACCCACGTGGGCCTTGCCCAGAGCATTGCAATGTCTTTCTGGAAACGAGCCGCATCGGAAGTGGACCGCGACGAGATCGTGGCCATCGCCTATCAGGGGCTGATCACCGCCGCCCAGAGGTACGAACCCAACATCGTCCCGGAGAACGACCCGGACGTGGCGCTGCCCCCTGTTGCACTGACGTTCGGCCAGTACGCCAAGCGCCGCATCGGGGGAGCCATTCAGGACTGGATGCGCCAGCTGGACCACGTCCCCCGCAGGCAGCGCACCATCTACAAGGACATGCAGGAGCTGGCCCCCGGCAGGAGCCCTGAGGAGACCGCAGAGATCCTCGGGATCGACGTCAACCGGGTCCGTGCGATCACCCACGCAGTCGAGTGCCCCCCGGTCTCACTGGACGACATGGCAGGCGACAGCGACCGGGGCAACATGGCTCCCCCAGCTGAGGGAGGCACCGAGGGATCAGTCGCAGCCCACATGCTTCAGGAGGCCATGGTCGAGGTCATGGAGGGGATGCCGTCGTTCGAGAAGTCGGTCATCGTCCTGCGGTACTACATGGGCATGAGCTTCCCCCAGATCGCCGCCGAGCTGGGCTCCAGCGTGTCCACCGTCAAGGTCACCCACCAGCAGCAGATCCTGCTGATCCACGCCGCCATGGTCCAGACTGCGCGCTCCTGATCACCTGCGTCTGGGACCTCCTCAGGCGTACCAGTAAGTGAAGCCCGAAGGAGCCCCATGACCGATCCGCAGTACGACCTGTCCCCCGACGATGCCGTCATCCAGATGCACGCCAACCTGACGGCCATGAAGGCGGACCCGAACCGGAAGCAGCTGACCGGCATGACTCCCGACGACGCCTTCGACCTCGGGTACGGCGCGTGCCTGCTCGACTACTCCGCCCTCACCGGGCCCAAGCCTGAAGAGAACTGACATGGCTCACATCCCCAAGCCCTTCTCCCGTCCCAGCATCAGCCTCAACACCTCGGGCAGGCGCTGGGTCCAGACCCGCGCGTGGGACCTCGACACAGGGGACATCGTGCAGGACATGGGCATGGTCAAGGAGATCGAGAAGCACGTGACCACGACCAAGATCTCCTTCGCCTCCGGGCTGTCGTTCGTTTTCACAAACGACACCGTCATGCGCGCCTTCACGCTTGGAGAGTCCGTTGGCATCAGCCTCTGAACACTCCCAGATCGTCCTCTCGGCCATCTTGGCGGGCAGGCGCGATCTGCTGGAGAAGGCTGTCGCCCACCTGACGCCAGCCCACTTCCCGGAGAAGGTCCACGCCGACCTCTTCACCATGCTCATGCGCTTCTCGGACTACACCGGGGGCGCGGTCATGCCGCTGAAGTACCTCGACGACAACCTCCGTGGCCGCATGGAGCCGGGCAAGGCTCAGCTGTTCACCGAGACCTACGAGATGCTGTCGGAGACCACGACAGAAGATTCTGAGTTCGCGTGGTCCCTCCAGCAGCTGCGCGAGCTGGCTGCCGACAAGACCACAGGCGAAGCCCTGACTGAGGCCATGGAGATCCTGCGCCGAGGCAAGACCATCGACAACCAGACCTATCAGGGCCACAACGATGCCCGCGCTCGCCTGCTGGAATCGTTTCAGGAAATCGACCGTGAGCTGGTTCGGCAGGACGCGCCGGAGGGGGACCTCGCAGACGAGGCCACCGAGATGAAGGCCGACTACGCCGAGCGGAAGAACGCGCGCCTCAAGGGTGTGTCCTCCGGCATCCGGTTCGGCATCGACGAGCTGGACCGCAAGATCGGTGGGCTCCAGCCGGGAGAGCTGGTGCTGCTCGCGGGCTACTCCAGCGACGGCAAGTCCTCCCTGTGCGTCCAGCTCGCGTGGAGCGCCGCCGTGGAGCAGGGACAGAACGTGGTCTTCCTGACCACCGAGACCCTGCGTCCCCAGATCCGCCGCAAGATCATCGCCCGCCACTCCAAGCTGCCGATCTTCGAGACACCCGAGGGCCTTAACACCCGGGATCTGAAGGCAGGCACCTTGACGGATGAGCAGGAACTCATCCTCCCCCGGGTGATCGACGACCTCGCCAAGAACCCCGCCTACGGCAAGATCTACATCGCGCAGGTCCCTCGGGCGGCAGGCATCGCCAGCATCGAGCAGAGGCTGCTGCGGATCCAGCGGAAGTTCAACATCAAGCTGGTCATCGCCGACTACCTCGCGCTGCTGATCGCCGAGCGCAGACGCACCACGGCCCGGGAGGAGTACGCCGAGGTGCTGAAGAACGCCAAGCTCCTGTCGGTCGCCTTCGACAACGGGCGGGGAGTGGCCTTCGTGTCCCCGTGGCAGGTCTCCAGACAGCACAGGGAGGCCGCAGAGAACCTCGGGCAGTACACGTCCGCCGCGCTCTCCGAGACGGCTGAGGCGACGAACTCCTCCGACGTGATCGTCAGCCTGCTGGCCCCCACCGACAACACCGACCGGCACGCCGACGTCACCTTCCAGATCCTGAAGAACCGGGACGGCGAGACGGCCAACGGCATGATCGTCGAGGTCGACTACGCCACCTGTCACTTCCGCAGCAAGCGGATGCTGGGAGCCCTCGGTACGGGTGGTCTCGACTACTCCACCAACGGCACCATGGAAAGCCTGCTGAGCGCCTGAGCTGAGGCGTATCAATAGGTATGAGCGATTACGACGACGGCGAGGGAGGCCTTGAGGCCATCTTCTCGATTCTCTACGGCATGGTGTACCTCTTCATCGTGCTCCCACTCGCATGGCTGGCCAAGAAGATGGGACTACTGGATGACTGACGTGGAGCGGGTCAACTGGCACGCGGACCTGCTCAACGTGGTCGACGAGCCGATGATCCTCTCCCTGATCCGCTACGACATGGACGCGGATCGTCAGCCTCACCCAGAGGGGGAGCTGGTCTCCTCCTACCTGCTGGGCACCCGCCAGCACGCGCCGATCATCGACCTCGACTTCCCCCACCACTACGTGCCGAGCACCAACGGTGGGCACGGTCACCTCTACATCGACACCCCCATGTCCCAGCCGAAGATGATGCTCCTGCTGTGGGCCCTGCGGGTGACCGGTGTGATCGAGCAGGGCAACTTCTGGTGGTCACTGCGCCGGGGCGGGACCTTCGTCCGCCGACCCGAGGTGAAGAAGACCGAGGCTGAGAACACCCACTACACCTTCGGGATGTTCTTCAAGCTGAGGAACCATCGTGGAGAGAGCTGAGCTGCTCCGGATCGCCAACGAGAGAGTCTCGATCACCAAGGCCTGCAACATGATCGGGATGAACGTCAGCGACTACGCCGCCGCGTCGATGAAGGTCTACTGCCCCTTCGGCGAGATCTTCCATCAGGACGGTGGAATGTCGAAATCCATGCGGATCTACGCCGAGTCCAACAGCGCCTTCTGCTTCGCTGGGTGCGGCTACTACGACCCGGTCAAGCTCATCTCCACCAGTAGGGACATCTCCGAGGAAGATGCAGCGGAGGCCCTGCTGGAGGAGACTGGGTACGTAGCACCCAACTATCAGGATCAGTGGGACGCGCTGATGTCCGAGAAGCCAGTGGTCGACACGGCAGACTTGGCCGAAGCCCTCAAGGTTGCGTGCGCCAGAATGGTCCCGAACTGGGAGGAACGCCAGTTCGATGAAGCGGTCTCGCACAAGCTCACCCAATGCCTCGCTCTCCTCCGCAAGGTCCACACCGATGATGACGCCACGAACTGGCTGAGCATCACCAAGAAGGTCATGAAGGCAACGATGGAGGCACGGGCATGAGCACGGACGAGAAGCTGGGGAACCTCCCCCAGCTGGAGGGCTGGGTCAACCTCACCGAGGCCGCAGAGATCTTGGGCATCTCCCGACAGCACGCGTACCGACGTGCACGTTTGGCCAATGAGGGCAAAATGGGTGGCTGGAAGACGGTGTGTCGCATTGGCACCAAACCGAGTTATGTGGTAGCTCTTTCCGAGCTTCAGGAGGAGCTGCTTGTGACACGCCCGGATCGCAGACGTTAATTGCATATGTCACCCCTCAGGGCTATGGTCAGACACAGCTTCACTCCCGTTGCCACTACGCCTCATGGTCGGATATACTTCGTCTTGCAGCTGGAGGGTTCACGCCCTTCACCTCCTGCCTAAGTTGACCGCTTAGCGAGTGACGGGCTCCCATTAAGGAGTCCGTCACTTGGCGTTTTACGAGAAACAAGCGGTCAACTTATCGGTCACCCCATGGAGGATTTCTGTGCCCAGTCTTACCGTTTCCCCCCGCACCATCACGCAGGCCGGAAGGCCCTCATCGTCGAGGTATCCGGACTTCGTCCCAGCCAACTACACCGAGCTGTTCGACCACTACTACCCTTACGTCCGGGGCATCGTCTTCAAGTCCGGCATCGACTCCCAGAGCTGTGCGGACGTGACCATGTCCATCCTTGAGAAGTTCTTCGCCCACGACGTGCTGGCCGACTTCAACCCCGAGTTCACCTCCACCCATGGTGGGGTCACCCGCAAGGCCATGTTCCGGACCTTCCTGTCCGGCTTCGTCAAGATCTACGTCCGGCACCACCGGGACCGCCAGATCATCACCAAGGCTCGCGAGGCCATCTCGCTCGACGCACCAGCCGGTGACGACAACACGTGGATGGACTACTACGGGGAGACCCACGTCGACACCTACGATCAGCTGATGATCGAGGATGCCGTCCTCACCGTGCAGGACCACCTTGCCACCCTCTCCGACCCCCGGGGCCGCTGCGAGATGCTGGACCTGTTCAACATGACCTTGGAGCACTCGGTCACCTACGGCAGCCCCAACGTTGAAATCCTGTCCCAGTACTTCGAGGTCTCCGAGACCACGATCCGGAACCGGCTGAAGGCCCTGCGCGCCGAGATCCATGAGGTCTTCGAGTCATGATCAAGATGCCCGTCACGGTGCTGGGCATGTTCGATGACCTGCCGCCGATCTCGCTCTTCGTCGGGCCTGCGTCGGTCGGCAAGTGGACCATCGCTGAAGCCCTCGGTCGCCACTTCTACAACTCCTTCGGCGTCATCCGGGTCCGGGCCCTCACCATGGACGCCGCCCGGGACCTCACCGTGCTGTCCAACTTCTCCTCCCCCCGGCTGGTCATCGCCCGGCTCACCCGGTCCACGGAGGCAGCCCAGAACGTGCTGCTGAAGACGCTGGAGGAGTGCTCGACCACGGCCACCAAGTTCATCCTGATCGACACTGAGCTGCCCCCTGAGACGATCACCTCGCGGTGCACCGTCTACCGCTTCCCGCTGCTCACCGACGCGGCTGTGGAGGAGATCCTGCTGAACCGGAACTTCAGCGCGGTCGAGGCCAAGAGGCTGGCACTGGCTGCCGGGGGGCAGATGCGCAACGCCCTCAATCGAGGCGATACGGTCGACACCAAGCAGGTCGTGCTGTCGGCCCTGCGTGCGATCACCGAGAGGGACCCCGACACTCTGGACGACCTCGCCGTGAAGTGGAGCGACGAGCACTCCGAACTCATGGTGACGCTATGCACCGAGGCCATCTCCGGGCGCTACCGGATCTTCAACTCTGAGGAGATCGAGGGCATCGGCAGGAAGCTGCCCCTGCGGATCCTGATCGCGCTAGGCCCCGGGATACGTCCGAGGCTGGTCGTACGCTCCAGCTTGATGGGCGTGCTGAGGAGCGAGTGGTGAGCGAAGAGCTGTGCGAGAAGACCGACATGCCGAAGTATTCGTGCGCCCACTGTCAGGGCATCAAGGAGGAACCCGTGGCTGTTTTCGGAAACGCTGATGTGCAGGAGTTCGAGCTGATCGGACGCCGCTTTCAGGCTGTCTACGGCGGGGTGTGCACGATCAACTTCGACCACATCGTCAAGCGGCAG